TTTATTCCTCTCCTCAAGGGTATTAGTGAAAGCCGTGTATTCAGCCATCGTTAGCCTTTTATACTCGCTTGGTGAGACTCCAGTCGCTATGCAGAAGTCGCTCTATTCTTTTAGCAGAATGTTGTCTCACTGTGCTTTTGGGTCATTGTCCTTTTGTAGAAGCTTCAAGACTTCAGCCTGGCTAACCTTGCCTGCATCTTCAAACTTATACTTAGGGTCTTGCTTTCTCATAATGATGAAGTAGAGAACCTTGAGCGCTCTGCCCTTGGGCTTGCCGTCTGCAAAGGCTTCGTCTATTGGTCTACCGACTAGGGTCTCTATCTCTTCAATTTCATCTAGTGTTAGTTCCTCGAAGTTAATCATTCTGCGTCCTTAGGTTATTTTTGACTTGGCGTATTCCTGAGTTATGAGCTCTTCAAGTTGCTTGAAGTATGTCTCGTAGATCTCTCCTCTAGTGTAGCCCAAGGCTTTAGCTAGGAAGGGTTGCGGCGCTATATGTCTCTTGAACCAACCCCAGTGAATAGGGTTAGCGTAGGGTACGCCTGCCCTACCGCTCCTGTTATTACCTGCAGAGATAGTTACCTTGCTAGAAGCTGTTGCGCCTAGCCTGATGCTGTTTCTAAGATTGCCTGTGCGAACCGGGACTAAGGTGCGTGCCTCATTTACTACAATTTGGGCAGACTCTTTACCTGCTGCCTTTACTGCACTATTGGGAACACCGACAGCCTTCAGAGCTCTGGTGATCTCCCTAAGGTTTGTTACCTTAACCCCGGACTCGCTAGGCATGACTAGGAAGTTACTACTGTAACCCCATAGAACTCGGAGCTATCTGCATCATTAGGTGTAGTTACAACTCTAAGGGTAACTGAGAAGGTTGAAGTCTCGTTACTGTTTAGGGTTAGCGGTGGGAGTTCGCTGAACTTGACCACGCCTGAATAGTGAGGTTCTGAGGCACTAGCTACTGTGTTTCCATTAGGAGCAATTACGAAAGTTGCAGTAGTTCCAAAGTTAGCCCAAAGAACGCGATAAAGAGAAGTAGCATCACCGGAGGTAACACCCTCTAGCGATAGAGCCCACTCTCCACCTACTCGCTGCTCACAGAAGGTTTGAACATCTCCAGGAGCATCTCCCAGGGTTAGCTCTACCATGTTTACAGCGCAGGAATATTCGACATCTGCAATAAGGAAATTGATGTTCTCTGCGACAATTCTTGTGTTAGTCATTTGATGACCTTTCTAAATAGTTATTTCTAGCTCGACTGAGATATTAGCCGATAGGTATTCAGCGTTATTTGTTTGTAAGTTGTAGGGTTCATTTACTCGAATCACTCGAGCGTATCGCGGCATAGCATTTAGAACATCGTGTATTGCCTGATCTAGATTCTCTGTAGCCTTTTTATTAGTGGCAGTAGAAGCTATGACCACTAGCTCTAGATTTAGATCGTACTGAGTGCCTAGAGTGCTAGGTGTTAGATAGGGAGAAGCGGCGTTTATTATTACTATCGGCGGAGTTATGCGCTCAGGAACATAATCTAGAACCCTGATGCTGGCCGCCTCTAAATCAAGCTTGAACTCTGCCTTAGAGATTGTTATTCGTTACTCATATTGCGTAGCCAACATAGGGATTCAGCAACGGATAGACAGCGCCCATAGGGTCTTTAGCTACCCTGATAGCGCTGCCGTCCATACTTGCAAACTGAGCAATACCGTTAGGCGCTGAACGCCTGTGGAACAGCTCCGAGGAACAGATAAGAGTACCCTGCCTGTGAATCTCGTCTGGGACAGTAGTAATCACGCCGACATAGTTCGCGACCTGCGCAGTTCCAGAGTCTAGGCAGGATTGAATGAAACTACCTGTCTCCTCTGTCCCTATGTAGGCTTGAAGGTCTGCCAGCGTGACTACTGTTGTCATTTAGTTATTCCTTAGGTTGCCTGTATTGCAACTACTGCGCCGGCGAATGGTGTAGTAATCGCCATGTAGCCGTAGACAGATACTGAATCTGTAAGGGTAGTGATGTCTCCGTCTGTCAAGCGAACTGGAGCGCCCTGAGACTCAAACGACTGGATAGCGCGGCTGTTAGCCATGTAGCCCCGGTCTGCGTTCATGCCTGGATCTACAATTAGCGGCAAGCCCAGAAGATTTCCAGCTAGTCCGGGAAGGTTAGCAGTTCCAACGTTGTTATTGCCGTCTCCGGTCTGTAGAACTACTGGTCTGCCGTCTGTTCCAACTATGGTCATTAGCTTCTTGTAGACGTTAGTTCCGCAAACAATAAACTCAGGTCGTAGCCCGGTGTTAGTGAAAATGTAACTTGCGCCGTCTGTAATTCCCTCTATTAGAGCGGCTACAGTTCCAGCGGAAACATCAAAGATCTTGCCTGCCATTTCGAGCGCTTGCAAGTGATTGATGAAAGCAGTGTTAGAAGCGTTTGCATAAGCAATAGTTAGCGCCTGGAATACGGTGTTTAGGTAATCAACTGTTGAACGCTCGATGGTCTGCTTAGAGAAGGTTGTGTATCCACCGTAGGTTGCTACTGCTGCCGAGGTGTTAGCGATTGTCAAGTTACCAAAAGCTAGAGCATCGTTCTCTGCTGCCTGAGCGGTTACTGACAGCGTGTTAGCTGTTACAGAAGCATACTCAACACTCAAGCCTGAGCCTGGAAGCGCTGCGCGCGAGAAGGCTGATAGAGCCGGGCGGTTGAGGTTGATTAGGTTGTTGATTTGACCGACAAAAGCAGCGGTTGTTACTGTGTTAGCAGTAGTCGAAGCTGCGCGAGCAAGCTCAATAGCCTCTGCATCGCCGTCTAGTAGTTTCTTAGCAAACTCGCCCTGAGAGCGAATCTCTGAGCCAATTACTTTAGGTGTTTCAATAGTTAGTCCTGCTTCAACGACTCGGCGCAATTCAGCAACCTCATCTTGAACAGAACGGACTTCTAGTTCTATGTTCTCAGACATTAAGTCTCTTTCTTCTGTTTGGGTTTCGAGGGCTTCAACATCTTGTTGATCTTCTCTAACCTCGGTTATGTTTGCACCAGCGAAAGCCGGAAACGGCACGACAGAAACCTCTTTTAGGTCTATGAGTGTCCGAGTTATCAGCGAGCCATCTCTATCATGTTCGATAGGCATGAACCTACTGAGAATTTATTTAGTACGCCGTCACGCATAAGAGTCAAAACTTCATCGCCTCTAGCTGTGTTGCTTACTTTGGCTGTGATCTCGTAGCCTGCATCTGTTTCTCTGCCTGAGATAACTTTGCCGATTGGCTCTTCGTGACCGTAGAACAACTTGACATCTTCGACTGAGTCAATAGCGCCCGGCGCAAAGCGCTCCTGAATACCGCCACCGATAGAAGCCTCCTGATTATAGGGAACAGCTAACCCGGTAATTGTTCTTTCCTCGACAGCATCTAGTGATAGCGCTGCTTCTCTAATTTCAATTTCAGACATCTAAGCCCTCTCTTTGTCTTACTTCCTCAGCAGTTAGGATACCTGCGGCGATAGCGGTTGAATAGTAGTTATAGCGTGTAGCGACATCTGCCCGGAATAGGTGCTGATAGTCAAATTCGACTCGAGTGCCCCTAGGCAGGCAGTTGCTTAGTGCATCTGTAATAGCGTCTGTATAGCCCATAAGTGTGTGGCGAAAAAATACGGCGTTCTCATCAAGCAAGTTTGAATATGTGTCTGAGCCGCCTGGAACTGTCGAGAGAAGTAGCCGCGCTGGGATACCGAATAGTCGAGCTATGTTTACTGTGCTCTGCTCTACTGTGTCTGTAAATAGTGCCTCGCGTGGAGAGAGCGAAATAGCCTGATAGTCAAAGCCGTTACCTAGAACTGCGATTTGTCTATTCTGCTGCTTATTGTGCCAGTTGTTAGTAATCGTATCGGCTTGCTCGGCGTTTACCTGTTGCCCGGTCTTGAGGATACCTGTAGGTACACCTGCCTGGCTGAACCAGTTCTTAGCGTAGTCGCGCAGGTCTAGAGCCGCTGAGATGTCTTTCCTGCAAGACTCAATAGGGCTAATACCCCTAAGGTTGCCTGTCTTTGTAAAGAGCCTTATGTGCTCCATTTCGTTTCTTCTGTAGGTAACACCTTGATAGCTGTAGTAAACTCCCTGATTCAAGTCCTGATCGTTTACATAGGCTACGGATACAGCAGAAGCAGGTAACAGGGTTAGATTGTTTACTTGACCGTTTGACTCGAAACTTTTGTGCCAGAAAGCGTTGCCTTCGAGAGCGAGACTTGTCACGGTCTGGAATAAAAAGTCGCGCCTGTTGCTGTTGATGTCTGGCTTATTTACTAAGACAGGATTCTCAACTCTGAAATCCATGCCGGTTGCGTAGCGATAAGTCTCAATGGGCATTTTAGAAATTGGAGTAGCAATTATCTGTATTGACCTGTAGACAGCCGTAAGAGTTAGCGCGGTGTCCGCTGTAACAGTAGCGTCTGACCTAGTAGGTATCGTAGGTTGCGCTGCTCGCTTCTCTGAGGGCGCGCCTGTCAGTCTTTGCCATAGTGTTGCCATGCACCTATCCTAATTACATTAGTGTAATTTAGAATACACCAATTTGGGCGTGTTGTGCTCTTTCACTTACATAAGTTGCGAAAATAGTTGCCATGAGTGCGTCTACTTCACCGTAGGATTCTTTCCTAGCAATAAACCAGCGATCTCCCAGATACTTGACTACGCCATTAGGATTCTGCACGATCAGTAACGGGTCATTATTGTGTCTAACTTTGTCTGTTGAGAATAGCGCGTGAGTGAGTGAGCAAGCTGCTGCAACCTCTGAGGCAAACAGCTTCCAAGTCGGGATTCCCACCTGCTTCATTCTGTGACCTAAGCCGGGGAACATTCTGTCATCTACCACAATTGCCCTGGGTGAATACTTATCATTCAGCTCTATCATTCTGTCGAATAGCTGATTCTGATTAGGGTTTACAAACGTCTGGACCAGCTCCGTCTGTTGCTTGCCGTCTTTTTCGTTTGCAACCGTCGATAGTGGCGTGAGTCCAAGAGAGAGT